TGGAAGCTACTGTGGAAGTCACTGTATACGGTGATGACCCAGAAGCAGAGCCTACTGTAGAGACAGTACCCAACCCCTTAATTGTAGCGGATGACGCAGAACGCGCCGAAGCACAGGCTGTTATAGACAGCACTCCAACCCCCGTTAAAACTTATTTAGAGGCATAATCAAATGGCAGCAATTTGGACAATCTCAACCCTAGAACGCAACACTGATAACGGTGTTGTAGTAGCACATTGGCGAGCAGCAGACAGCGAGGTGGTTGGTGCTGACGATGACGCTGTAACACACTCAGGCAGTAGCTATGGCACTTGTGGCTTTACTCCTAACGCAGACGCTGAAGGCTATGTAGCCTACGCGGATCTAACTGAAGAATCTGTTATCGGATGGGTTAAAGCTGATGTAGATGCAGATGCAGTTGAAGCCTCCATTGCTTCTCAGATTGCAGAATCAAAATCTCCGGCAATATCAGTCGGCACCCCTTGGTAAGACAGTGGGTATCTTAAGCCAGATTCTCGGCAGTGGCGATGTGATTTCTAAAGGTCTCGACCTTATTGATGGAATGCACACGTCCGAGACTGAGGCGATAGAGGCAAAGACTAAAGCTAAGACAGACTTACTGACAAGCTATGCGCCGTTTAAGGTGGCGCAACGATACTTGGCTTTAATCTTCGGCTTTACCTTTGTCTTGTCGTATCTAATGGTCCTGTCCTTGTTCTTTATGGGCAAGGAGATTGGTCCTGTTCAGGAACTTATAACCGCGTTCAAGATTGATTGGATCATGCTGACCATCGTCGGATTTTACTTTGGTGGAGGTGCTTTCGAAGGCGTAGTAAACATGAAGAGTAAAAAATAATGACAGGGTTCAAGCTACAAACATTCAGCGGTCAAGCTCCAAAGGTCTACGCCCGTTTACTGCCTGACGATATGGCGCAGGTTGCTACAAACTGTCGCCTTGACTCTGGTCGTTTAGAGCCGTGGAAGTCTAACGCTCCTTCCAGTCAATCATTTGTGGCTAGCTACTCAGTATCAGCCGCAACCAAAACCATATTCAAATACAGTGATTCTGTCTGGCTTGGCAGTAATGACGAACTGGACATTTCCAGATCTCCTATCGCTGAAGATCAGCACGAGCGGATCTACTTAACCGGCATTGGCGGCGCTAGCGGATTCCCCCGTATGACTACCGCAGCTATAGTTGGTAATGGCACATATTACCGCCTCGGGCTTCCAAAGCCTGAAGACATAACGTCAGTAACTTTAAGTCCAGCAGCCTCAGAAAACGCTGATACAGAGGTCGCACAGTCTGTTTCGTACATCTTTACCTACGTATCTTATTATGGAGAGGAGGGTGTTAACTGTGACGCAGAGGCAGCACAGGTTGTCGATAAGCATACCGACCAAACTGTAACCCTAGACTTCCCCCCTAACCCTTCCGGAAGCTACAACTTTCTTTACAAGAGGGTTTATAGAACAGATTCTGGAGGCACTTACAGGTTCGTGCAGGACGTGCCGATAGCAGCTGATACGTTTGCTGATACGGTAGCTGATATTGCGCTTGGCGAAGAGATTCCGACGGTGACGAATGACGCCCCCGCCGATGATGATGCAGCAGACCATAAAGATGGTCCCCTCCTAGGTCTGGTCTCAATGCCTAACGGTATACTGGCTGGATTCGCTGGGCAGACGGTCTCTTTCTCAGAAGCGTTTGAGCCTCATGCATTTCCTGACGAATATAAACTGACAGTTAAGTCTGACATTGTCGCCTTATCGCCTTTAAACACGGGGCTTCTGGTCCTGACCAAAGGAAAGCCAGCAATCATTCAAGGTCTCGACCCTTCAAGCATGAGCATGATGGAAATAGACAGCAGCCTTTCCTGCGTGTCCAAGCGGTCTGTTGTTGATATGGGAGAGTTTACAGTTTACGCATCTCCCGACGGGCTGGTTATGGCTACAGATTCTGGTCTTAACTTGGTAACTGATCAGACCTTTACCAGAGACCAGTGGCAGGCTTTCGGTCCATCGTCGATCACAGGTTATTTGTGGGAGGGGCAATACATTGGGTTCTACTCTCATGGCGGCGTTAGCAAAGGGTTCATCTTTGACCCAAGGGGCGGGAAGAACGGATACGTTGATTTGGATTTTTATGCCACTGCTGGTTACAACGACCTAGAAGACGACAGTCTATATTTGGTTGTAGGTGGTTCTCTTGTGAAGTTTGCCGAAGGAAGCTCTTCACAAAATTTCACTTGGCGGGGAAAGAAATTATACAACCCCAGACCAATCAACCCTGCTGTTGCCAAAGTAGAGTGTGACAGTTACAGCCCTAACCCAACTTTTAAGCTATATGCGGATGGGCAGCTTAAGCACACACAAACTGTTACCAACAGTAACACCTTCAGACTTCCTAGCGGCTACAAGGCTAACGAGTTCGAGATAGAGCTAAGCGGTTCTGTACCGATTAACGAGGTGTGTGTTTACGAAAGCTCGGAGGAGATAGGTGCCTAAATTAAATAAGAAGAGCAACATGCCTGTACCACAGACTTGGTCAGGACAAGACAAGAGGTTCGGTGAGACGCTAAAGAACAACGTAGATGTTCTGGCTGGATTTAATGGCGATCCTTTAGATAAAGCGGTAACGATGAGAGCCTTGCTGGATAGCGGGATTGTCAGTCTTGCATCTGGGTACGGCGCGTATTCGGGGGCTAGCGCCTCAATAGCTCCTAGGGTAGATATTCCCAACTTGGATGTCCCTCCAGCGCCCTACAACCTTACCGCCAATGGTGCCTTCCAAAACATACTTTTGACGTGGAACTTAGCTGGATTCAAGGGTTTTGCTTACCAAGAGGTGTTCCGGCACACATCTGACAGTATAGCCGATGCCACTCTTGTCGGAGTAATCTCTGCATTTAGGGGGTTTTATACCGACAGTGTAGGTGAAAGCTCTTCCTATTATTATTGGGTAAGAGCGGTAAATCAGAACGGGTTAGCGGGACCGTTTAACTCATCTGCTGGAACGCTTGGGGAGACCGCTCCGGATGTACAGCTTTTGCTTGATACGCTCAATGGTGCAATTACTGAAAGCCAGCTTGCTACAACCTTAACGACGCAACTAGACGGCTATGACACCGATATTGCTGCTCTGGAGACAACTTTTGGAACAACTGTAGCTGCAGCCACAAGTGCAGCAGCGGCAGCCGCAAGTGAAAGTGCAGCGATAGCGGCAGAAGCGTCGGCTTTAGGGGCAGAAACAGGTGCCATTGCTGCAGAAGCGGCAGCGATTATTGGAAAGACGGGAGCGGTAACAGCTCAGACAGCAGCGGTTGTCGCTCAAACAGCGGCAGAGCTTGCTCAAACAGGTTCCGAAACAGCGGAGACAGGAGCTGTTGCTGCAGAAGCGGCGGCTATTATCGCGAAAGCAGCGGCAGAGACCGCAGAAACTAACGCGGCTGCAGATAGGCTATTGTCTCAGACGGCAAGTACAGATGCTGTTACGGCAAAGGTTGCAGCGATTGCCGCTCAAACTGCAGCAGTTGCTGCTGAAACCAATGCGGAGACAGCAGAGTCAAACGCAGAGACAGCACAGACTGCGGCAGAGACAGCGCAGTCTTCAGCAGAAACAGCTCAAACGGCTGCTGCAACATCGGCGACCGGCGCAACTACCTCAGCGGCAAATGCAGCGACCTCAGCCACGACAGCGGCAGAAAGCGCGACTGGCGCAGGTGAATCAGCAACAGCAGCGTCAACAAGCGCAACTGCGGCTGCTACCTCGGCTACGGATTCGAGCACGTCTGCTGCGGCTTCAGAGACCTCAAAGACTGCCGCAGAAACTGCAGAGTCTAACGCTGAAACTTCAGAGACAAATGCTGCTACGAGTGAAACCAACGCGTCAGGCTCTGAATCTGCCGCCGCAACTTCAGCCACGGCAGCAGCAACCTCAGCAACGACCTCTGGCAGTGAAGCTACTGCAGCAGCTACTTCCGCCTCAGGAGCCGCAACCTCAGCAACAGAAGCTGGTACATCTGCAACAGCAGCGGATACGGCTAAGGTTGCAGCGGAGACAGCAAAGTCAGCAGCAGAAACTTCGGAAACTAACGCGGCAACGTCGGAGACAAACGCTAGTGGCTCTGCCTCTGGAGCATCTACCTCAGCAACTAACGCGGCGACAAGCGAGAATAACGCAGGTGATTCTGCAACTGCCGCATCGACTAGCGCTTCGGGTGCAGCCAGTTCTGCTACTGACGCGGCTACGTCTGCTACAGCCTCAGAAACGTCCAAGACAGCAGCCGAAACGGCTCAGTCATCCGCTGAAACTGCTGAGACTAACGCGGCAACATCTGAAACCAATGCTTCTGGATCGGAAGCCAACGCTGCCACCTCAGCTACTAATGCTGCAACAAGCGAGAGTAATGCCGGTGTCTCAGCAACAGCAGCTTCTACATCGGCATCTACCGCTACTACCAAGGCAACAGATGCTGGCACGTCGGCAACTGCTGCTGAAACGGCTAAGACGGGAGCTGAAACAGCTCAGGGCGCTGCTGAAACAGCGGAGACAAGTGCGGCAACTAGCGAAACAAATGCCAGTGGGTCTGCTTCGAGCGCAGCAACTAGTGCCACTGCCGCTGCAACAAGCGAAACTAACGCAGGTGACTCAGCAACAGCAGCATCTACATCAGCAACTACTGCCGGTACAAAAGCTACTGAGGCTGGTACGGAAGCTGGAGCTGCAGAGACTTCAAAGACAGCAGCCGAAACTGCCCAGTCAGCTGCCGAAACTGCTGAGACTAACGCCGCTACTAGTGAAACGAATGCGTCTGGATCTGCATCTAATGCGGCGACTTCGGCAACTAATGCAGCGACTAGCGAAACTAATGCTGGTGTTTCGGCAACAGCGGCATCTTCGTCGGAATCTAATGCCTCCACAAAAGCGACAGAAGCTGGAACATCAGCTACAGCTGCAGAGACCTCAAAGACTGCCGCAGAAACTGCAGAGTCTGGGGCGGAAACCGCTGAAACGAATGCGGCAACGTCAGCTACTAATGCATCTGGTTCGGCATCTAACGCATCTACTTCTGCGGCTACAGCAGCTAACTCTGCTACAGCTGCGGGATCATCTGCAACAGCTGCCTCAACAAGTGAATCAAACGCAGCTACATATGCGACCACAGCAGGAACTGGCGCGACGGCATCAGAAACCGCAAAGCTAGCAGCTGAGACTGCTCAAGGTGCAGCTGAAACATCGGAAACTAATGCAGCCTCAAGTGCTACTAGCGCTTCTGGGTCTGCTTCTAACGCGGCGACCAGTGAGACCAATGCGGCAACTAGCGAAACTAACGCAGGAACTTCCGCTACTTCAGCCTCAACGAGTGCGTCAAATGCTAGCACGTCTGCAACAGATGCTGGCACGGCGTCTACCGCATCACAGACTGCGAAAGTAGCGGCTGAAACTGCTCAAACGGGCGCGGCAACAAGTGCCACTGCGGCAGCGACAAGCGCAACTAATGCTGCGACCAGTGAAACCGCAGCAGGAACATCTTCAACAGCATCTGAAACAGCCAAGACGGCAGCTGAGACGGCTCAAGGCGCGGCTGAAACAGCAGAAACTAATGCAGCCACGTCGGAGACTAATGCGTCTGGATCGGCGTCAAGTGCTTCAACTAGCGCAACCAATGCGGCAACCTCAGCTACGGCGGCGGGAACCTCTGCGACTGCGGCTAACACTAGCGCGGGTACAGCTGGGACCAAGGCGACCGAGGCAGGAACCTCAGCCGCTGCTGCACTTGTCAGTAAGACGGCAGCAAGTACGTCAGCAACCGGCGCAGCAACCAGTGCTAGTGCGGCGGCAACCAGTGCCACTACTGCGGGGGCAAGTGAGACAGCTGCTGGTCAGTCAGCTACTACCGCGACTACTGCGGCAAGCACTGCAACCACCAAAGCGGCACAAGCATCTACATTTGCTAGCAACGCAGCCACTTCAGCTTCCAACGCTGACGGATCTGCCACTGCTGCTGCAAGCACGGTCAATGGGCTAACTGCAAGACTTAATAACGCAGGCGGGACTGGCGTTACGGTTGAGCAACAGTTCTCAGCAAATGCCTCCTCATTGGGGACTCTTGAGGGACAATATACCGTTAAGATTGACGCTAACGGGGCGGTTGCAGGTTTTGGTTTAGCCAACACGACCACAAGCTCTGGCAACAACACCAGTGAGTTCTATGTCAACGCTGACCGCTTTGCAATTATGGGGGGCGGCTCTAGCACTACAACAATAAGCCCTTTTGTCGTACAGGCAGAAGAACAAACTATAGATGGAATAGTTGTTCCTGCTGGGGTCTACATGGATGGCGCGTTCATAAAGAACGGAACGATCACTACAGCGCAGATAGGCACAGCCAACATCGACACGGCTAACATCACCGGAACCTTGAGCGCAGACAAAATTTCAGGCGGCACGATTGACGCTACGACTATAAACATCGAGGGCGTAACGTCTGGTATTAATTTGAAGTCAGCAGCAACTGGTGCGCGAATGGAGATTACGTCTTCCGCTATCAAGGTCTTTGACGCATCCGGTCAGGTCCGAGTTAAGTTGGGCGCCCTGTAATGACTGTTTACGTTCAGGACTTGGCTGTATCGCAGTATGGTATTCAGTACGCCGGTTCAGTTACCGAAGTTCAGGATCTGGCTGTTGGCGACACCATAACCGCCACTTTCGACCAGCAGGCGGGCGGTACGGCGCAGACCTCCCTACTTGACGTTGAAGATAACGACATTGTGTTTACCTTGGTTAACTGCACGATATCGCCGACGAATGTTAAGAACCGTGGGACGTTTACAATAACCCCCACAAGCTCGGGCGCTGCTTACTCCTGTGTTGGAGTGTTGATTTATTACAGCCCAAGCGGTCAAAACTATGGCGGTCCCTCTACGGACCATCAGCAGACGACTTTTACTATTAGTGGTGCCTACGGAACGCCACCAATAATGGGACTTCAAGTCTGGCACCCGAGCAACAGTACGCTGCCGCGATTAGACACCAAAGATAAGCAGATCATGCACTACGCCACGTACTCGGGAACGATTGCTGCCGGAGCCTCTCCAGTTACGATAACAGTGGGCGGCGGGTATGACATCACTAATGGTGATTGGGGAATCGATGTGACTCCCTGTCACTGGACATTAGGCGTGGTCTCAACGACTAACACTTTCACCGTCAGCACTACCAGAGACACTGGCTCTCAGGGATGGCGCGTTAATATTTTTAAGTTGAATCAAACATGACATATGGCATTCGAGTAGAAAACGAATCGGGGTTTACCCAGATCGACGACACTACACAAGGTTTCCAAGTGTTATCTACCGGCACTGTGGCGGCTAGTAACGCCTACACAATAAATGCCGTGGCGATACCGTCCAGTTATCCAGATGATATTTTAGTTGTGGCTAAGCCTCACAATCCAAATACCAGTACAACTTATGGGCTTTACGCTTCCTATGAGGACTTTACTGTCAGCGGTACTCGGTATCGGTATGCCTATATGAACTTCTCTGTTGGAGGCACTTTCATTGCTACGGAAGCTGTAGACTACGCAATCATCCAGCGTTGCAGTGAGTTCGATGACAGTCTTATTAGTGGTCAGACGCCCCCCAATCAGGGCTTAAATATCTACCAATCCGACGGCACTTTGAGTTTTACATCAGAGCACCCTACGTTCCGAGTGCAAGCCGCTAGACACGAAAACATCACAGCAAGTAACTCTGGGGCAGGCATTTGGTATAACGGCGTTAGTGCCGGAGACATCCAGAACATATACGCCTTGGCGATGGGATACGGCGGATATAAATACAGAACATTTGGTCCAGCAGCAGACCGAGAGTACCAAAGCTCCTCTCGGATACTTAAATGGGATTTTCCTAATAATCGCATCGAGACTGTAATTAGCACCGTCGGTGGTCAAGCTGGTTATACCGATCTTTACACAAAGGTTTGGGAAGGACACAGAACAGAAATGGTGGGATATATCGTATGAAAAAATTTGCACTCGTCGCAGAGAACGGAGAGGTGGTTAGCATTGTCCACCCCGCTTACGACAACATGTTTACTGAGGGTCAGCAAGTAGGTGCTCAAACAGCGCGCAGTTTCGCCTATGAGATGTCTGATACCACAGTAATGAACGAATGGTACTGGCGCTACACTTGGGAGAAGAATAAACCAGAGCGCCCCAGTAATTATTACTACTGGGATAACTACGAGTGGAACCTAAATACTGAAGCAATAGAAGCTGAGGTGCGTTCATTGCGTGACTATAAGTTAGGCAGATCTGATTGGACGCAATTTTCTGACAGTCCTTTATCGGATTCCAAGAAGGCAGAGTGGGCATCGTATAGGCAGGCTTTGCGAGATATTCCTCAGCAGTTCCCTGCTGACGCAGACTATGAATCAGTAAACCCTGACGATATAGAAAGCCTGTTTCCTAATGCGCCAGAATAGCTATTATTTTAGTATTTTACTTGATTTTAAAGTATCATAAGGGTAAAGCGGGACTCCGACCCTTCGGAACATCTCAACCCGAATTAGCTACTCGTTAACCAACGAATATAGCTCATAAAACCAAACAACTTAAA